TCTTCAATAAGAGTTTGGTTAGCATCTTTGCCATTTATCTCAATCGTACCAAGTACTCTTCCAAATTTACCTTTTTCCATATCTTCTGTAACTAAAGTAAACTCTCCATTTGTTTCTGCTAATAATTCTATTAGTCTATGCTTTGCAGCTAATCCCCAAGATTTTTCTTGTAGATTTCTTGTTCTACTCTCAGGTGTATCTATACCCATTAATCTAATTCTATCTCTCATTAATACAGAAAAACCTAATTCTATATCTGCGTCAATGGTATCTCCATCAACGACCCTTACTAACTGTGCGTTAAATCTGAACATTGTATTCTCCTATACATCAGTGTCAAAAAAGTTAATCGTTTCAGTATATGGTTCTTTAAATCCACCAGCACCATCGCTTGTGGTTGTACCAACTACCTTTTGTTGCTCAAATTTATGAGTCGTAGGATCAACATTCTCTGAATAATCAACTTCTGTCTGGAGAATTTGTTTGCTCTTACCTATACCTCTATAATAACGAATACGAGTTGAGAAACCTAATGTATAAACAATAGCTCTCCTCGTAACTAAATCACCCTCATAATCATCATTAGTATCGATAGACTCCAATATAATTGGAGTATCGGTTGTGATATCCATTGTAGGAATATCTTTTATTGTTACCGTATATTCCGGTTGGAACATTGGTAGAATCTGTTCTAATAGTTGTAGTGCTTCATCTTGGCTCTTGGCTAAAATATTTAATTCCATTCCAACCTTATATACGGCTGGAGCACCTAATTTATTTAATTGGAGTGTATCACCAGTAATAACCTTTGTATAATTCTTATGTTTAGATACTCTTGCATTAGCATCATATTCAAATCCGCTTATCTCAAATGACATACGTGGTAACTTAAGAGCTATATTAGGACCAGTTGTTTGTTCATTTAAACGTGCAAGGACTTTAGCTCGTGGTGCATATCCAAGAGGAACTTTAATCTTTTGTAGTATCTTCCCAGAAGAATCTTTTTTAACGACTTCCATATCGTTAAAGATCGAGCCAAATACACTGACCATTCTTCTAGTTGATTCGTTATAAAAATGATTCTCAAACATTATGGGTCTCCAAATGGATTACTTTCAGTGAAGTCTATAACAGAATCACCAGCTACTTCGAATTCATCATTATCAGCAAATGGGTCTTGGTTATAGAATGTTTTCTCATCGCCACTCTGGTCATCTGTAATATTTTGTGATGTTCCAGATTCTGTACCAACTAATCTTTGGTTAGCATCTGCATCAACAAAGAATGACTTAAATGTACCATCTCCATTAATACTTTGATGTGGACTAATAATAGTTACTCTATTAACACCATTACCTTCCCAATTAGATACATAACCTTCTACATTAATTGGGTCACCACTATCATCATTAGCACCAGTCCATTGTGTTACTAATTCACCAGGTTCGTATGCAACTGCACCATTAACAATATAACTATATGATGTAGCATTCTTCCATTCTATTTGGTCTATCTCATCCCAACCAGTATCAAAATGCTGATCGTTATATTCAAATAACTCAGCTGTCATTGTATAACTTGGGAGGTTTGCTAATTGATAGAATGGTGATTTAGGTTCTACATATTTAATCTCAAATAATCTTTGAGTCATTGTCATATAAATTAAATCACCTTCGGCTGGTTTACCTTTAGGTGTATATCCTATACTTGCTTCTTCAAGATTTGTTCCTACTACAGCATCCCAACGGCGTTTAGTTACTACAAAATCAGCTTGGTCTCTAATTTCTAAACCAAATTTACCTAATGTATTACCATCACCTTCGAATCCTTCAAAGCTTTCTAAGTACATTTCTATTGGATATGCTTGTGTATATTGACTCCACTCTTCATTTAATAACGCATCTTCAGATATTCTCTGGCGTGGAAGATATACAACATCTTGTCCGAATATTTTAATACTTTCAGTAACAAGATCCTCATACAAATCTTGTTCGGATTTTACTGCACCGTTAAAATATACACTAGTCGCCATTCATTACCCCATTAAAAAGTTGTCTGGCATAGCCCAGGTCAATTTACACTCTTCTTCTAATTCCCTAATTTCTTCAATTGCATCTTCATACATTTGTCGACCATTCATTGTTATTCCACCTGGAAGCTGGAAGCCGTCAAACTTCATCATGTTTGCTCCCCATTGGCGTTTGATTAATGCTGTAAGATATTTTTTTAAATATAAATCATTATATACATCAGCATATGTCGCTGGGTCTACTATTGAATTTACTTCTAATACAATATAATCATCTGCTTCTAAATCTCCATATCCTTCGTCCATATGAACCCTATTCATATGTCTACTAAATCTAATATGTTCTGAACTATTTAAAGTATGGTCAATTAAAGATAAATTTTGTAGTCTTTGTTCGTATGTTTGAATTTGTGCTGCTGCACCTTGAAGCATGAATACATCATTCAATCTCATATGATAACCCATATCAAATAAAGAGCTCCCCATTCCAGATTGTCCACCTCTTAACATACGCATTATATTCGTAATATTATCACTAACTGTGATATAGTTATTTGTTATATCAGCTGCAGTAAGTTGGTGTTTTACATATTCACGTATAACGCCATCTGAATGAAATTCTTGATAGAATTGTAATGCATCATCTGTACGATCTTCAATTTGGTCTTCGTCTACATTAATTTCAATAACCGGAGCACCTAAAGCTCTTAAGCAATGATCTTGTAATGTACTTCTTGTAGTTGGTTTTGCCATATCATTTCCTCTTTATATAGTACTTATTTATATAAAAGCTAAGTTTCTTTAATGCAAATCGTGTAATTTAAAGAATTTTTCCATGCGAGCGAGGGTCTTGGCGTCAGGATTAGTATGATGATTCTTTTTATAAATCTCTTTTGCAGCAGTTACACTCCCCAAAGCTAACTGTACGAAGTTATAATCCTTTGATGTCTTACTATGAAGGTGAACAAATGCTAAAGCTGTCATTTGGTCTAAAGTTAATCTATCTAAATCTTCTTTATGTTTATAAGTTGCAGGATAAACTGTTCCACCACTTTGTTGGTCATGAAGTCTATAATTAAGATCTATTAACCATTCAGGCCTTCTCAACTTTGTACCATCAAATATTCCGTCACCATTATTATATCCACGTGGTTGCCAATCTCTTCTACCTAAAATAGAACGTGAATTAAATTGATTAATATGATATATATATCGTGTTACTGCAGTTTTTACACTAGGTTCCGTAAATTGTACATAACCATAAGCAGTATTGTCTTCATCACCAGTCTCGGCATTTTGTATCCAATCAGATTCTATACCTACTAATTCGTCCATGAACCATTTTACATTAGCTTCAAATGAATCATAATCAAATGCATTAACCATGTCAGCTGTTAAGCCATGAGTATATGCAACACCTCTTTGGTATCTTAATATTTCATCATAGACTAACATACTTGCTTGGTTCAAGAATGACCCTTGAACTTCTTTTAGATTGTCAACTTTGGGTTTATAATTAACTTGATATCCAGCATGGATTATATCGATATTAATAGGAGCTACTTCATTAATCGTAGCTTGCGTAGGTAATGTTATTAGTGTTATAGCCATAATTAAAAGGCCTACCTTATCTCTTCTTCCTAGTAGGCGCATTCCTTCTTTGATTAACATCCTTAGCATCAATGCCCATTTTAGCTGCATCACCATATTTTTTCATTGTCTTTAATAAACTAGCTTGGTTTCTCTTACGACGAGCAGCTGCACGGTCTTCGTCAACGACACCTTTTACATCTTTCCAATATATTGTAGCAAAGCTATCCATTAGTAATTAGCTCTTTTTACAACTTTAAATTTATCTTTCTTTTTTTTACCTGCGTTAGGTGCCATATCAACACCACTACCACTACCTGCTGCATTTGCTGCAGTCTCTGGAACAAAATTCTTATTAATCTTCTTCATTAATGCTTCATTCTCTTCATCACTATTTTTATTATATTCCAGCTTAGGGTATTTCTTAGCAAACTCTTCTTGTTTACGTTTCTCTTCCCTTTTAGCTTGAGCTTTTTCTCTACGAATTTGAGCTTCTTTATAACTTGTGGTACGTCTATCTACAAGAACACTTCCCTTTTGCTTTTCACCTTCTTTTCTACGAGTTGCAGCTTTAAAACCAAGTAAACGACCATCACAATCAACAGCTTCTTGAACTGATTCAAATGTGTCATCAATATAGTCTTGGTCATAATGACCCGGTTCACTCATCCAAGCTCTAATATTCTTTTCATCACCTGTAACTTTTGCTCGATATGCACCGTGGTCCCACACTGACTTTGTAATTTTTACTTTATGTTTCTTCATCAGCTTCATATGTTTCTTTTTATCTACCTCGTTATCATCATAATCTACGTCTACAGTCATTTTTGCTTCAGATACTGATTCTAAACTATGTCCCAAAGCTTTATCTACTGCAGCAAAGTATTTCTTTCTATCACCTGGTTTTAATTCAGTTACAGATTTTATTCCAAACTTTTTCATTACTGCTTCAATTCTTTTCCAATATTCTTTCTTATTTCCTTGTACCATTTTAACTTCACTAACTTCTTCATTAGCTGCTCTAAGAATATCCATAACATCTGGATTATCGGTCAATCCAGCTCTAATCTTTTCAATATCCATAAGAGCTCGTGCCATATTACCTGACCACTTTTTAGCAATCTTTATAACTTGACCACGTTGACCAGCATCCATTACAGGATATGATTTTCCAAAAAAACCTTCTCTAATTTCACTTAATCTTTTTAATCCACCAGCCTCAGCTTCAGTATCTTTAGTAACCGGCTGAGCTTTAGGCTTTTCCAAAGATTCTTCTACTCCAGAATAATTTCCTTTATCATCTGACTCATCTTCATCACTTTTAAAATCATCTGAGGATTCTAAAACTTCAGGATATAAATCTTCAATATCTTCAGGGTCCATTCCATAATCTTGGCCTAGTAAATAAGCTAAAATCTTTTGCTTATCACCTGAAATCATAGCACCATCACGATGAGGTTTAATTTTAACTTTATATTTAGTTGATGCAAATTTTACATCTTTAGCATCTCCATCCCAATTAATATCAAGCTCAGCTTTACCTCTACCACCTTTAAGCTTCTTGGCTTCTTTAACTGATTCACCTTTCTCTTTAGGCTCATTATCGCCGTCCCAACCTTTATCAATAGCATCAAAGAAATCTTTTTTCTTGCTACCTTCTAGTTCTGAGGGGGATGATACTCCAAATTTTTTAAGAAGAGAATTGAAGAATTTTTGGTAGGCTTCCTTGCCACCTGATGCTTCTCTAATTTGTTTAAGTGATTTCATATTTAGTCCTTTAAGTTAAAGTGTGTCTCCATCATTACTTGGAGTTTTGTTAATTCGATCATAATTTCGTTATACCTTTCGGTAGATGTTATTCTATATTCTGTATTTATCTTAACATCAGCGATAATATTTGCTTGAGTATTCGTTATTGACGACGCCCACCATACAGCAGCCATAGTCTGTGCAAATATAGCCATGAATAAAGCAACACCGCTATTCCTTACCCAATTCGGAATCCTTGTCGACCTATGTCTCCACGATTCTAATTCTTTTTCTTGTCTCTTTAACGCATTATGCATGCGTTCTAATCGCTTCTCAATATCGAGAAGTTCTGAATTAGCCATTAATATCTCCTCAATATCTTTATTTATACATATATTTATACATTACCAGTTTTCAATGTGAGGAATGTATTCAGCCATAGCATGATCAGAAAAGTTATCAACTTTACCTTGTTTTATACCACCCCACATACCTTTCATTCTATCATTAAACCTTTTCCAATTATTTGATTTACCACTGTCATCTATAGAACCATCATGTCTTATATACATTAATGTACCATCATGTCTATAACCCATAAGTCTTAAAGGTACTCTTGTTACTATATCATTATTATTTTGCCATCTATAATGACATATTTTTAATGATTTAACGTATGTTGGCCAACCAACACGTGGTGAACCGTATGTAAATAAGCATTCAACTTCAGGGAAGTCATAATTAAGAGCACATCTACTAGCCATAATAGTAGCCATTGCAGCACCTAA